CAAATAAAAAATTTAGGGAAAACACAATTTGCGCAAGAATTTGCGTGTGTTACTGGTGATACAAAAATTACTATTTTAGATACTATAAATAATGAAGAAAAAACTTTAACAATAAGAGAATTATATGAATTTTTGTTGTAAAATTACAAGAGATGATGGATAAATATGATAATGTTGGAAAAGTTATGAAAAATGGTAAAAGAATGTCATATATACAGGCATTTTCTATTGATTATAGTAAAAGATATAATGTTACATCAACTAATATAAGAAGAATATTAAATAAGGAAACATGGTTGAATGTTTAGAAAAAATGAGAGATATAAAATATTAACAAGTGATGGATTTAAGTTTTTTGATGGATTACAAAAAATAAGAAAGAAGAATATGATATTTATTACTATGGATAACGGAGAAGATTTAAAATGTTCTGTAGATCATAAAATATTAACAACAAATGGTTTTAAAGAGGCGTCCGTTTTATCAATAGGTGATTATATTAAGTCTATATCTGGTAATATAAAAATTATTAATATAGAATTAATAGATGGAGTGTTTGATTTTTATGATCCTGTTAATGTTGAAAATAATATATATATAAGTAATAATATTATATCTCATAATTGTGATTTTTTGGGTAGTACAAATACTGTAATTGATCCAACAGTATTAAGGTTTTTACTGTCTTTAAATGTTGATCCTATAAAGATCGATATGAATAATAGATTGAGAGTTTTTGAAGAACCAGAAAATGGTGCTTTATATGTTGCTGGTGTTGATTGTGCAAAAGGAACTGGTGAAAATAATTCTACTATTCAAATGTTAAAAATTGAAAGTCTAAATCCTATAAAAATGAAACAAGTTTGTGTTTTTGAAGACAATAAAACAAATGTTTATGATTTTGCGAATATTATAAATAGACTAACATATTATTATAATAAAGCATATATAATGGTAGAAAATAATGGTGAAGGTTCTGCTGTTGTTCAAAGATTATGGTGGGATTATGAAAATGAAAATCTTGTAAATTCAGGATCAAAGGAACAAAATCTTGGTATTAGATCAACAAGAACAACGAAGCCAAAAGCTGTTTTATTAATGAAAAAACTTATAGAGGATGGTAGTTTAGAAATTATTGACGTTCCAACTATAGAAGAGCTTGGATCTTTTATAGAAGAAAATGATAAGTTTTTTGGTAAAGACAAACCAGATGATTTGGTTTGTGCTTTGTTTTGGGGATGTTTTATAATAGAAATGAATATTTTAGATGAGTCTTATTCTTTTAAAAAAGAAAAAGAAGATGTTGATGCATGGGGTGTGTTGTCAAATATAGATCCTAATTTTGAAGAAGATTGGTCATGGTTATATGATAAAAATTTTACAGATTGATAAATAATATAAAATATTATTGGATAAAAAATATAAAATTTGGATAGAATGTATCCAATATTACTATATAAGTCTTTTTTATTGATTTTGATAGGGAGATTATTAAATGATAACTAAGTCAGATTTGGCCGAAAAAATAAAGAGAAGATTGGGGTATCCTGTTGTTAAAGTTGAATTAGATACATCTCAAATATATGACGCAATAAATTATTCCAGAAACAAATTTGTTAGGTGGGCTGTTGGTAACGCAACACAAGAAACATATTTTACTATTATGTTATCTGCTGGACAGGTAATTTACGATATGCCTGTTGGTGTTGTTGAAATTATTTCTTATGAAGATTCCGGTTCAACAACCGGTATTAATACCCTTTTTACAATAGATAACTTTTTTTATAATCAGGGCCTTTATGATTCATTATTAGATAGCAGTGGTACTGGATATACTTTAGTTTCTTATCATATTGCTAAAGATTTTATAGAAACATTGGATAGATATCAGGTTTCCAATTATAATTGGAAATATCATAGATATACAAATCAGTTAGAAATAAACCCAGCTCCATCAACAGGTAACAATTTGATTATTAATGGTGTTACTTATGATTCACCTGGATATATTTTGTTAAGATCTTATATGATAGAGGGGAGTACTGTAAGCGATTCTTGGGTGTCCGGTGATAGTGATGAATATATATATAATTCTAGTTGGATATTGGATTATGCAACAGCTATGTGCAAGATTACATTGGGATTAATAAGAAGAAAATTTGCTAATTTTAATTCAATAGGTAATAATGGTATATCTATGGATGGTGATATGTTGGTTTCAGAAGGTAAAGAAGAATTACAACAATTAGAGGAAGATTTGAAACTTGAGGAAATATACGAGGGCTACCCCATAATTTGTGGGTAGGTTATCCTATTATTTTTGGGTAAAAAATAAAAGGATGGGCATTTTAATAGATAAAATTTATGAAGTATTAGGAGTTAGATAATGTCAACAAAAATACAATCAATTTATGAAAAAATGTTAAAAAATCCAGATTTTAAGAAAAGATTGATTATAGAACAACCAACACCAGAAAATCCTAATGGAAGAATAAAGGATGAATATGGTAATGTTTTAAATAAAAGAGAATCAGATACAATGAAAGAGTTGGATAGAAGAATGATGGAAAGACAAAGGATACAACAATCATCAGATGAATTAAATGAGATAGAAAAATTGAAAAAAAGAGTTAAAACATTAGAAGAAGCTCTTATAATGGTTATGGATTCTCATAAAAAATTAATTAGAGAAATTAATAAAGGTAAATAATAATGTCAAAAGCTTCTATGTTAACAAAACCTAAATGGGAATTAGACCATACAGAATATAATCCAGAGCATGATTATTTTCAAGAAACAATAACTGAATTTAATGATATCAGTGGTATAAAAATAGAATATTGGATAAGAGATCCATCTACAAATGAAGATACTTTATATGGTGAACCATCTGATGAAGCTGAATATTTGGGTCCATATGAAACAAAAGTATTATATGATGTAACAGAAGAAATGACAATGACAAATACTTTTGGAATTGTTTCAGAAGATATGATTCAATATGCTTTTATGCCTAAATATACTTTTACAAGAGATGTTAATACTGTTAATGATCCAAAACCTGGTGATGTTATAAAAACTTTATGGAACGATAGAAGTTATGAAATTGTTGATGTTGGTGAAGAAGAAAAAATATTTCAATTGAAAAAAGTTGTTTGGGAGTTTATACTTAGACCTTATAGATTTACTGAACAATCTGATACTGCTAAAGAAATATTGAAAACACCTGATAGTACATTAACAACGCCTGTTACAGCGTATGGTGATAATGAATGGTTAGAAGATCAATCTAACGATGTATATGAATATGATGAAAATAATGTGGATACAAGCATATACGGCTATTGAGCAACAACACGTTTATTTATGGATATTAATTTTTTTGAGAAAAAATATAAATAATACTAAAAAGAAGGAGGTATTATTTATATGAAAATATGTTGGGATAATTTAGAAAAAATTAAATATAGTAAAAAAACTGGAAAATTTTATAGTTTAAATGGATCATTAACTTATGAGATAAATGAAAAATGTGAAAATTGCGGAGAACCATTTTTATATAGTAAATATAATAAAAGTAGATTAAATAAATTTTGCAGTATATCTTGTGGTAAATCAGGAAAAAATAATCCAAATAAAAGAAAAGAAGTAGTTGAAAAATCTAATGAATCAAGAAAAAGGATATTTTTAAGTAAGCCTAAAAGTGTTTTTGCTAGAGGATATATGAAATATGATACTTATGCAAACAGGCTTTATGCTGATGAAACAAGAAGATGTAAAGAAGACCCCGAAATACTAGAAGTTAAATGTGCTTATTGTGGTAAATGGTTTATTCCAAAAAGAAGTGTTGTTAGACATAGAATAAATATATGCGAAGGAATAGAAGAAAAAGGGGAATCAAGGTTTTATTGTTCTGATAATTGTAAAAGAGAATGCCCCATATATGGACAAATAAAATGGCCCAAAGATTTTAAAATAGCGACTTCAAGAGAAGTTCAGCCAGAATTAAGGCAAATGGTTTTTGAGCGTGATGATTATAAATGTATTAAATGTGGTTCTGATGGGCCGCTTCATTGTCATCATGTTGAAGGCATAAGATGGGGGCCAATAGAAAGCGCTGATATGGATAAATGTATAACTTTATGTAAAAATTGTCATATAGAGGTTCATAAACAAATTGATTGTGGGTATTATGATTTTAGATGTAAAAATGAATAAATTAATACAAGTATCTATGGGTATTGATTATGACTAGATTGAAAAACTTTTTATTAGAAGAATTTGATCCAATAGGTAGAAGAACAAAAGTAATTTCTTTCGAAGATGCTAAAAATATTATTGAAACTAAATGCACTGATGTTCTTAATTTTTATAGAAAATCAAATACTTATATTTATAGAGGAACATCTTCTGGTAATATTCTTCATCTAGACACAAGAGGAAAAGAAGAAAGAGAAAGCAGAAGTATTCAAAATTATTATACTTTGATAATTAATAACGATCCTTCTTGGAAAAAATTTCCTAAAAGACAAATTATATGTTCTACTTGGATGGCTGCTTATGGTAAAATTTCATATCTTGTTTTTCCTATAAATGGTTCAAAAATAGGCATTTGTTCTAAAAATGATATATGGTATAGTTTCGATAGAATTATGAGTATGAGAGATCGTTCAGTTTCTTTGTTTTTTGATGAATTAGATAGATGTTTTAAAAAATATGCTAATATGAATGTTAAAACCTATAATGATCTTAAAAAAGCGTGTGGTATTGTTGATAATAAATTGAATGATTATAAAGAAGTAATTTTTGAATTTATAAATTATGATGAATTTAAGAAATATGGAATGTTTAATACTTTGTTGAACATTTTTAGTCCAAAATCTTTTGATGTAGTATCAACAAAAACCTTAAATAAATTGAAAGAAAAAAGAGAAGTTTGGATGGACACTGAGTGTATATTAATAAATGTTGGTATGGTTGATTTATTTTATGAATTAGGAATGGAAAACGCAAATGAGATTAATAAATTACCTTAATGAAGCTTTAACTTTATCACAAGCTAGAATGTTTAAAAAATACATTCTTTCTGGTAAATATAAAAA